TGTTGCATCATATAATTCTTCGTCTACTATTCCCTCTGAATATAGATTGAGTAGATCGTTATCATCTTCTGCATTTATATATGCTGTTATTGTTTTCACTATTGCATAGTTATATTTACTCATCTTCGTTCTCCTTCAAGAAGTAACCATTAAACATTTGACCTTTACGATTTTTAATTTCATTGTAAGCCTGTGAAATAACCCAGTTCGGATGCCAACCAAGCTGTGCACATATAACTATTAATACGACAAAACAATCACCTAACCCATCGATAAGTTCTTTGCTGTCGTCGAACGAAGATCCTGGAGCTAGATGATTATAAGCACTAATCGTTTCGCCAACTTCTTCGATAAGTTTTAGAAACTGACGATCTGTTTGCGGTTGTAACAACAAACCACAATCCCTCGCCCACTGAATAACATCGTCTGCAATTTTATCTGAGCCGAATGCACCTCGCATATTTTTAATTTCCATTATAAATTCTCCATAGGAACAAATTGGAAGAATGGTTCTTCCGAGTAATTTTCATCTTCAATAAAAGAAACTTTAGCTTCAATTTCAGTATAAGTGTTTTCAATACATTCTAAAATTATGTTTGAATCAGTTTGTTTGTCAGGAAAATCTGGACAAATATCAATAAATTCACCTTTGTCGAAATCGAAACCTAAAATAATTCCTTTACCTGCAAAAGCATTGTTCAAGACGTTATTCATATCACCGTATTTCCAGTAGCGTTGATTGTTTTTTAATAACCCCTCTTCATCAAGAACTATCACGCGATTTTCGTCATGTAGATAAACTAATTCGAGTAAGTCGCAACCGATAACGTTTCTAATTTTCGACTCACTAAAACTACGCCATGTAACTTCTTGTTCGACAGGGTCGATAAGGTATCCGTTAAGTAATCCTTTCATAATTTTCTCCTTTCTATAAAGCTGTTTACTTACTATAAATAATATAAGTTACATTTACTAGAAAGTAAAGCGATTAGTGAGGGGTAGAAACTATACAGATTATGAATTAACCGATAAAAGAAAACAAAATGATTAAAAACTTTTACCGATTTGTTTGAGTCAGGAAGTATAGTTTCTTGACGTTGCCCCTCGCAACGATATTAATAGGAGTTCCTGACTCAGTTACCAAAACTTTCTCTCTGGAGTTTTCTCCTTTTCTTTAAAACCTGAGTTCACTAATATTTCCTCTAGGATTTCTTTTGCATATTTTCGTTCCGTCAACCCATCAAAATTATCTAATATTTTTATATGGTGAAGTTGCGGTCTGTAGTTCTTTTCGAAAATTCGAGATAACGGTCTAACTTTGTATTCCCAGTGCACGAGAGTATTGTCTGTTGCACGATGATAACCGTCAATATTAAAAGGCTCAAATTCTTTAGGATTCATTATATGGCGTTGTAATAGTTTCTTTAGTTTCTCTACCTGATTCAAATTTATGCCATATAAACTGTTTTCGCATACCGTCCTCGATCAAACTAGAATAATAATCAAAAACAAGATTATTGTCTTTAGCTTCTTCAGCAAGTTCTTCTCTACGCCTTGCTAACTTTTCCCTAGTTTCGTAATCAGCCATTAAATTTCTCCAGTATCTTCTTGTTTAGGCTCAGGCTTCCACTCTGGAGTAACCCTACATCCGTAGTAAGTATTGCCATTTTTATCGTTCCTAGCATATAAAGATACGTCAAAATTTTTACCCTCAATAACGACTGGGGTGCTCGATTTAAAATCAGGCATCTTTTCGTTTTTCTTTTCTTTTACCATGAACACGTTAGTCCACTCTTCTCTTGGTCCAAAATCAGACATTTTTCTTCTTCTCCTTAATAATTGTAGAATCAGGATTATTCATACGTAATCCACAATTCTCACATTCAAATATAGAAACTAATGTTCCTAATACTCCAATATTATAACTGTAACCCCAGTCATGAGCATCTTTATGACACTGTTTTTTATCTGTATTTTCTTTCATAAACTTTCTCTAAAAAGGCGTGGCGATAAATTTAGTATGCATTTGTTTCAATTTATCTTTAACAACAATTAATGACTATTTGTTGACCACATAGTATAACCAGTATCCGTTGGCTACTCAGTGACGGATTGTTGTACGACCAATCACTGGCTATACTAGGGTGTAAGGCAATGTTTATAGGATGCTTATAAACCCATCCAACAGGAAGCTATTTAAGTCCATTCCTGTACTAATCGCTTAACAGGACACCTTACATTTGTAGTTAGTGCATGAAGGTGTAGTTCTCATTTACTTTTATCCTAACCTTATTTTTCAAAGGCTTTTACAAGGCTCTTTCCTAACTACGTTTTCGTGTGGGCTGTTGGAGTATCGCTTGGCTTGAGTGTTTAACAAGTCTCATTTAACTAACCTCGTGAATCTCGTTAGCACCAAGTGGAAGGCTCAGTAACAGCTAATTTCACCTTCACCCCTCGCACACAAAAATTTATCTACCAATATGTAGTAGATCGTTTTCAGTTATATACTGATATGCACCTTTGTTATACATCGGAGCAATCTGCATACGTCTTTTGGTGGCAAGCTCTCTAGCTTGTATCTCACCACATTCTAAACAGGTATTTCTACCTAGAGCCCAGCGACCTTCGTCAACTGGCTCTGAACAAATTCTACATTCTGCTTTCATAATTTCTCCTATAAAAATTATTAACTATATAAATAGTAAAGCCCATTTAACCGAAAGTAAAGCGATTTACGAGAAACTATTTAATGTATTTTTTCTAGGTTTTTTCTGTTTTCCAAACCTTTCTTTACCTCTAGAGGATGAACCCACCCTCATTAAAGCTTCTTGATTCCATTTAAAGGCTGACTCATTAGCTTCTGCTAATTGTAAAATACCTTGATCGACTGGGTATTCATCGTAAGAACAAGCATAAGCTGAATAAGTTTCTGGATCTCCTCCTTGACCGTAAGTTGAACCAGTGTGTTTATACTGTTTAGCTCTACATTCATCGCTGCAAAATTCACCTTTCGATATTTCTTTAAAACAGATCAAACAACTTTTCATAACCCTATCATATAACAAAAAAGCCCCATCAAGTGACAGGGCTTTAACACATTCTTACGAGAGGAAGATAAGGTTAGAATGATCATTTTATCATACATAAAACAACAAAATAGTCAAGCACTTTTATCACCTAACAAAATACTTTCTATAGCGTCCTGTATAGGTGTATTTTTATTAACCTCTAGCTTATCGTTAAGGTAAACCTTATCGACGCTTATAAAGACTTCTGGGTCTATTACAGGGTCGTTATCTATACGCTTATACATCTTTCCATCTATATAGATAGTTCTAACCTTAGTGAGCTTTTGAACTAGGTTAGTTATGAGTTCAACGTTCTCGGCAACTGCAGGTAAAATATATTCACCGTGTAGTTTGACCGATATCGTTGGTCCACGTTTTTCTATCTCGTAATCAGATAGCTTTGGACGCCTAGCGTTTTCTTCATCGTCCTGCATTCTATCGAACTCAGTCGGATCGTAATCATCTGGGAACGTTGCCATATTTTTCTCCTTTCTAAAAGTAAACAACTATATAATAGTAATTTACATTAATAACAAAGTAAAGCGATTAACTACTTTACCAATTTAATTGTTTTTCTTCTTTCTTCTATTTCTTTTTCTTTAACAAAATCAAAATAAATACCGTGTGCTACCCTCTCAATTTCGTCTGTGCAAAGTTGGTAAAAATTATGTGAAAACCAATCAGACCTAGTCATAAAGTCTACGTCTGTTTTTAAATTCCTATGTCTATATAAACTATCAATACTTAAAGGGCAATCGTAACAACCAACATTACATAATAAATATTGTCGTATTAACCATTCCTTTATACCTATTTCATCTAATACAGGAACAGCAAACAGTGCACTGTGAACTATAATTTGTTGGGTGTCTTGGCTAAGATTAGATATTTCATTACCGTCATCGTCTAATATTTGGTCTCCATCATAAGTATATAGTTCTTCCCAACTATCTATTTCTGATAAATCGTACTCAACGGTATATCTGTCAGCCATTAAAAAACCTCTCGGTGAGCAAAATATTATATCCATAATACTCCACTCACTAGAGGTTTGTAAAATGTAGCGTTAGCTAACAACTTCCAAGATCCCTTCATCGAGAAACCTTTTCTTATAAAAACGAAAGATTCTCATAGGACTTTGACAAGTAGTGAGTATGCCTTCCTTACTAGCGTAAGTCATAAGGTCATTCACATTAGCTTGCTTATTCTTAAAGGTTTCTAATGCTTCAAGAATAGACCACATTTGGTTAGGTAACTTCGCAGAACCGTCTGGAAGCTGTTTAATTCTAACCGTTAAAGACTCAGAGGTAGCTCTAGTCTTCTTTACAGGTGCAGGTATTGATATTTTACCTGTAGCCTTTGGGGGTGTTGCGACTTTAGTGTCGACTTTTTTTGCTGCTTTTGCCATAAGTTTTCTCCTTTCTAAATAGTTAACAAAAACATTATCATTGTGCCTTACTAAAAACCGAAAGTAAAGCGATTTACGAGTAATTACATTAATGTAATTTAACCTTTTTAATCACACCTTCTCTTAAAAGGTGGTGTGACCAAAAAGCTAATAGGTGTTCTGTTTCGAAACCTTCTACATTAGGGTCAAGTTCTACGCCTTCTTCAATCATGGATTCGGATAAAGATTCAGCAAGTTCTTCTTGACCTGTATTGTATAAATATATCCAGATAGTGCTCGCAAGACGAGCACTGATCTGGAAGTTTTGATTAAGCTGCATTAGCATATTGTAACGCAAGATCGAGAGCTTTGGCTTTTCTATTTGCACCTGCACCGAACCATGCACTGTGTAAAGTATTACCTAACTCATGTTCACCTTCTTTATGGTCTTCAAAGTAGGTCACAGCATTAAATGCACCCCACCATGTTCCTGCGGAAGATTTTAGTTCAGCTCCTGGCTGACGTTCGACTGCTTCTAGAACAGTATTAGCTGAACGACCAAGCTGTTCTATAATTAATGGTTCCTCACCAACAGCTTTGCCTTCTTCTTTAGCTTTTCTAAAAGCCATAAGTTCATCATATATATTAGGTTGATAAACCCTAGACACAAATTCCTGAACCTGTGCTTTGGTAGCTTTAGACTTAGCTAAGAACTCAGCTTTTTCTTGGAAGTCTTTCATAGTAGCTATGGTTAGACCTAAAGCTTCTTCAGCTTCTTGCATAACATCAATATTAAAATCCCTAACATGAGGCATTCTAAAGGCATTACCACTTTGTAGGGCTAATGTCAATGTGTTATTACAGACTACTCTAATAGGTGTGCACCTTATAGATAGGGATTTACCGACCTTATGTGGTTGGTTGATTAATAAATACCCTTTTATATGGTCAACCCCTAAAAGATCAAAGTCATAGGATACTTTAGCCAAGCCCCATATCTCTGAACCATTCTTTAGAGAGCCTGCGGTCTCCATAGTCATATTACCTGCTTTAGTAAACCTTTCGAAGAACTCAAAAATTCTTTCGTTTTGCACAGGTATATAACTATTACCACAATGTGATAATACTGTGTTATCAGAATCTCTAACAACAAAGTAAGTATCAGGTGTTTGGATAACCTCTACAGAATCTGACCAAGCAGGTTCTGATAAAGTGTATCCTGGACGTTTAGAGACTGTCCAGTCTAGTCCTGCAGCCTTCATCATCTCTTGAGGCGTTAGGGTGTCATCGACTTTAACACCGAGTCCGTGCCAAGGCACTTCCCCTGCGTAAGCCATCGTTTCTACTTCGTGTGCCATATATTTCTCCTTTCTTATTTATGACATTTCCGTCAGCTAACCCTAGCTAACTTTTAATAATATAAATAACAGCGTTTAGAAAGTAAAGCGATTAACGACTTAAAATATTATTTAATAATCCTAGCCATTTGTCTTTTGTATACTGCGGTTGCATTTCGTATAAACACTCAGTAGAGGAGAGGCTTTCTTGTAATTTTCTAAATTGGTTGCCTTCGTATAATCGTATCCATTTATTATCATGGTGTTGGATTAAACTAAAGACTTTGCCTCCTGACGCCATTCTTTTAACTGCCCAATTACATTGGAAGTTAGAGAACTTTATTTTATTACCTCTAGCTATCTTTAACTCTAGCCAAAATTCTTGAGCTTGGATACAACCATTAACGTCAGGAGTTCCTTGAGTCATTGGTGATTCTATTCTTTGCCAATGAACTTGAGGTAAATGTTTTTTAAGGTTTTGATAAAGAGTTGTTTCTTTAGGCATAGGTTGAATAATTTTTGTTATTCTCTGATACCTTTACACCTTTATCTTGTAGCCAGTCTTTAAACAGTTTTTGTTTTTCTGTTTCTGATTTAGTTAATGAATTTAAGTATGTTCTAAACTCTCTAGCTAACTTTCTACCTTCGTAATAATCACCATTACCTATTCTACAACAACAAATAATTTGGTGAACTCGTTGTTTAGTTACATTGAACTGTCTGCCTATTTCTTCATAGGTCATACCTTTTTCACTTAACATAACCATAAGTGGATATTGGGTGGATTTCTCCTCCCTAACTTTTTCTTCTATTCCCTGCATTAGGTTTCTCCTTCTTAAAAATCTTTTCCCAGTTTTCTTCAAACTTCTTTCTATCTTTGATTGGTCTTTGCTTGCTTCCTTTACTCATCTTTTTCCTTTGGTAAATAAACATAAACTGCTGCCCTGCATTTTTCATTAGGACAGCTTAAATTAGTTTCGATAATATACTCTTCATCCTCCATTTGAATATCATGATCTCCACCCCATATTAGTTTTGTGTTACAGTGCCAACAATTCATTTTATCTCCCCCCAACTTGCTCCGATCTCCATATCAACTTCCATCGGAACACTTAAATTAACACAGTTTATCATGGCTTCTTTAACGGTTTGTTTTTCTTCTTCACTACCTAAAGAAAAATCTAACTCATCGTGAACCTGTAGTAGCGGAACTATTCCTTGTTTACGAACTTCTAACATAGCCAACTTGGTCATATCTGCTGCTGACCCTTGGATTAATCTGTTTAATGCTTTATAGGTGTAGGCTCTTTTTAAATCCGCCCCATATTTTTCTAAAGCCTTTTCGATTGGTAAAGCTGATACTTCGTTATACGTTCCGCTTGGCTCCCATAAATCGAATCTAGACTTTCTCCCACCTAGAGTTTTTATATACCCTCTATCGGATGCTAGTTTAGTGCAGTAATCCATCAACCCTTTTATAAAAGGAACTTTAGTATGGTATTGAGATAGTAGCTCGTTACCTTCTTCCTCAGATACCCCTAGCTCGTTTATAAGCTTCTTTACGCCCATCCCATAGGTAAGTCCTAAGTTTATATTTTTAGCTTGTTTGCGAGGTATGTTTGCCATGTCCGCAACTATTTGGTGAAAGTCAGCGTTACCTTCTAAATAACTTTTAACAGCTTGATCAGCCCCAGTCATCTTTAGGCGATGAGCATAATGAACTGTTATTCTTGGCTCTTGTTGGCTGTAATCAAAACAGCACCACTCTTCTCCTTGCTCAGGAACAAAGATAGATCTGATCATTGGTCCAATCTCTGGGTCTCTAGCTGGAACTTGTTGTAGGTTTGGGTTAGAATAACTAAACCTACCTGTTACAGTTCCACCTATTTCAGAACGTGAACTATGGGCTTCAGCATGTATCCTTCCGTTAACTTGGTGGTCGAAGATCATCTTCTTAATAAACGTGCCACCTGCTTTGTTATATTTACGAGCACGAGCAATAGCTTTAGGTAAATCATGTTCGTGGTTTTCTAACCAGTTAGCCTGAAAACTTGGTGAGCCTTTTTCTGTATATGGGTAATATAAATTAATTTTATCAAAAGCTTTTTGGATAGAAGCATTAGCCCATATATCTACTTCAACTCCATAGTTCCGTTTTATCTCTAATAAGATAGCTTGTTCTTTTACAGTTAACTCTCGCATAATCTTTTCTGCTTTTTCTAAGTCAACCTTTACACCTTTCATCCTCATCTCAATAACAAGTTTTACTATTTCCATTTCAGTTTGGAATGGCTGAGATAAGTTTTCGTCTTTTATTTTTTGTTTTAATATTTTCCAAAGTTGTAAAGTCAATGCTGCATCTTGTTCTGCATATAACCCTACATACTTTGCAGGTAACTTCCACATATCACCTTTATCTTTTAATCCGTATGAATTTAATGCTTCGTCTAATAAGTTTTCATTTTTCTTTTCATTACAATATTTCTCTCCTAAGTTATCTAAAGAGTATGAAAAAGAATCTTGGTCTAATAAAGGTGCGGCAACTAAGGTGTCTACGATACTTCCATTTATACTAAAACCCTCAGAGGTTAACCAACCTAAATCATAGGTAGCGTTATGGAATACTTTTGTCGCATTAGAATTTAATTGTCGTTGTAACCACCGATAAACTATTTCTTTATCTAGGTTGCCACCACCAAGATGAGAGAATGGTAAATAAGCTTTACCACTCTCCCACGCTACCGCAACACCGATTATCTCTCCGTCCTTTCTAGCCCAACCTGAGCCTTTAGTTCTCAAATTTGGGTCACGAGTCTCTAAATCTATACTGAATTCTTTTGCTCCAGATAGATTAGGTAAAGTCTCAGGTGCAGACCAGTCGGCTTTTGGATCGAACAATGTTGTCTGTAGACTCACGGTAGTTGTTCAGGGTCAAACCAACCCCATAAATAATTAATCACTTTCTACTTCGTCTCCAAGCTTATCTATAGCTATTAGTTCTAAGCAATGAGATTCTACTAGCAGTAAGTATTGTCTAAGGTCTCGGATATCGTCTAAGATACCTTCGGCTCTTTGGTCTTCTAAGGCAGATAGGAAAACATCGTAACCATTCTTTTTAACTTGGTTTTCTAACCTATCCCACTTACGTGCTAACATCATAAAAGCACCTATACCACCACGTTGTTTCCAACTTGTGCCATAAGACTTTTCTGCTTCTTTTAATACTTCGACATCGCCCCATGCTAAGTCTTCTATTAATTTATAATTATTTGACATTTAACTTCTCCTCTGTAAATAATTTAAACAAGCTGTCCTCCAATCCTGTGCTTCGATGCTTTCAACAACATCTTTAGCTGAATTAAGGTCTCCTTTCTTCCAAAGATCCCAAGCATTTATAACAGGAATTGCTGTATACTCTAGAAAAGGATTTTGATAATAACCTTTATCTTTTTCTACACGATCTAATACATCTTTAACTTCTTGGTCAAAGGTACTAGGCTCAAGCACCAAAGGAACTAAATTTGCAGGGTAAGCGTCATCATTTCTATAACAGTATAAACCTACCTCTGTATCTATTTGAGAAACTTTATCTCTCCATATTGGATAGTCTACATAGATATGTAAGTTGTCAGTAAAGTGATAATATTCACCAAGCTTTACTCCGATCATACTTGCCATGTATTCATGAAGCATACTGAAGTGAACCATGTTAGCACCGAAACAACCCCATATTAAATCATTAGACCTATTAGTTACGGTCATACGTAAAGCACCGTCTCTAATCTTAAAATAAATTTGAGTATTACAAGGCACGTCTTTTCCTTTACCGTCTAAATGGTTTAGGTCTTGTTCAGCACCCCACATCTGTAATACACAACGTCTATCATCAGGATTTCTTTGTAGCATCTTAATAATAGTTTTTAGTTGATCAGTGCCAAACATCCATCTCCATCTATAACCGTAAGCACCCCATAAACTTTTTCCATCGTCTGAAAACTCAGACATTCTAGGAACGTAATGCTCCATAGAAGCTAAATCTCCTCGACCTGCTAACATCCATAAGCCTTCAGCTAAATGGAAAAAAGGATTACAATCTCTCCATTTATCAAATAAAACTCTATGGTGTGGATTAATGTATTTAATAGTGATTGGGTCTTTTAGTTCCCACACTCTACCGTTTCTGCTTTCATATTCTCTATAGTTAATGTTAGAGCCAAAAAGATCTAAACCTTTGTAAAAAGCATCGTTTACGTTATACGCTTTTATTGTGTACATACTTACTCCTTGTTCTTCCTTCTCCTTTTAGTATCCTAGAATACTTATCGAACTCACAAAGACCACCTTCTATTTCTCGTAACTCAAAGGCATGTCTGTTACTTTTTAATATACTAGGAGATAATCTCAACTTACATATTTCGTAAAGTTCGTTCATTTCTCCAACCCAATCGTTTGACTTCTTTTTAAAATCTAATGGTCTACCTGTCAGTCTGTTTAGACCTCTCATTGCTCCTGGACCTGCATTAGCCCAAGTCAACCTATCAGTAGCGTCTTTTAAAAACATAGTAAAACTTAAATCAGTTACTATTTCATAAGCCATAAATGGACCTTGAAATGGAAAACCTCGTAAATACTCCCACATCTTTT